TGTGACCTAGCCCATACCATATAACTAACAGGGTGAGTAAACATGCTATCAATACCTGATGCTGCCATTCTTAAACTTTCTTCTAAAAATACTCTTACAAACCAAGCACCTCTAAGAAGTACTAATGGTTTAAATAAATTACGTGTCATATAATCAAGAGTTAATGTATAAGCATCATCTGTTAAATTTTTACTTGCAATTAATCCTTTATAGTTTGTATTGCCTTTTAATAATTGAATTACACTTTTACCTGTATGTTTAAGACTTGCTCTTAATCCTGTTTCAAATTCATCACCATAAGTTGTAAATACTTTACCCATAGCTCTGTTAATTAATCTGTAATCCATTAACGGTGCAAATAATTCAGAACCTTCTGCTAATAAATGTAAAGATGGAACTAACATTTCTATCTTTTCACCATTAGGTCCACGTTCAAATATTGTTTCAACAACATCACCAACAAAAGGCATGTTCTCACCAGTTAAACTATCAATAAAGTATTTTCTAATATCAGCATTATTTTCAAATATTTTTTTTGCAATCATTGTTGCAGGTAAACGTTTACCACTAGCTTTAGCTCTTGCTTCATCTCTTAATATTTGTTGATAAGCAAATCGTTGTATTTCTTCAAAATCACCATCAGCAATATCTATAAGTTCATCTACAATAGGTTTCATTTCGTCAAATTTATATCCTGTAGATTGCATATGAGCTATTAAGTTTTTAACTGCATGATTTCTATTTGTAAAAGATAAACCAACTTCAGGAGTAACACTTAATACTTTGTTCCAATAAGGTTTAAATCCTGAACGTAACGTTGCACTAAAGCCCATAAGTTCAGCAAATTGGTCACCTTCAACAGGTGTTTGTTTTAAAACATTAATTCCTTTTTTAATACCACCTGCAATATAAGAACCTACACTTCTAAATGCTGCATCTTCTTTACCAAAAGCAGTTAATGCTTTACCTGCTTGTTGTTTAATTAAATTAGAACTTTGTAGTAACTCTTGTCCTTTTAATGCAGATTGTCTAAGTACTGCATTAGTTAATCCTGATTGTTTACCTGGTACTTGTGTAATAACTCCTGTATCAAATAATTCATCTAATACATTTCTTACATCTAAATAGTTATCAGCATCTGCAATTCTTTTAGCAACTGAATAATCTAATTCATCTAAACCAGGAGTAGTTAATATTTTTGCTACGTTTTTTTCATAAGTTAATGCTTCAGTAACTTTTCTACCAAAAGGTGAGTTCATTAAATCTCTAGCACTATTTTTCCATATTGATTTTCTAGTACCACCAATTACACCTGCTTGTTTATATAATTTACGTCCTGCTCTTAAATCTGCTTTATCTTGAGGAGATAATGTTCTAATTAATTGTCCACTACGTCCTGATATTTTTACTTTTTTATCTGTAAATGGGTCAACAGTTTCTGCAAGTTCATCAATATTTTTATTAAAGAAATTTAAATAATTATCTACTTTTGCAGCATTTCTAGTATCTAATAATTTATCTACAGATACAGCAGCTTTACCTAATCTACCTATAGCATTAAATCCTTTTTGCAAAGGAATATCAGAAGCTAACATAACACCTGCATCTATAAGACCTGACAAATTATTAGCAGCATTTGTTCCTGATGATAATACTTGATAAGTTACAGCTCTACCAGGACTATATGGTTGTAATACTCCTGTGTCTAATCCTTTTTTATTTCTCCACCAATTTGAAATACTAAACCAATCATTAATATTTTTTCCTGGTCCTGAGTAATTAGATTTTCTACCTTCAAAAAACATAATTTTATTTGGGTCAGTTAAAGATGTATACTCTTGTATTCCTAATGCTTCGTTAGCTTTTATAGGTGTTCCAATATTTTCATAAAATATTTTTCTTGCTTCTTCTTCGGAAAATCCCATATCAACAAGTCTGTGATAACGTGCATCATCTTCAGCTAATATACTTTCAAATAAAAATTTTCTACCTTCTTTTTGATAGTTAACAGGATTTCCTTCCCATGCTTCTTTGAAAGCAACAGTAAAAGCAGTTTTACCACCTAATTTATTTGCTTCACTCCACATATTTACATAAGAGCGTAATTCACCCCACATATTTTTATCTTTACCAATATCAGGTACTGTTGTATTAGAAACAAACATTTGTAAATTTTGTTGTGCTTCTTCAGGTGTATATCCTTCTTGTAACCATTTATCATAAAACATCAAATCAGCAACATACTTACGTTGTCTATTTATTTTACGTATTTTTTCTCCTGCACTTTCAAATGCTAAAGCTGCCCATATTCCTATTTCAGCGTCACCTTTAAGTGCTTTTTGCCAATTTAAAGTCATATCTTGATGTTCAGGATATAAATATTCTCCATTAGCATCAGTACTTGCAAGTTCCCATGCTTTCTTTCCATACTCTGCTTGATTAATAGCATACTTATCTGCAACTTCTTCTACAGCTTTACTATCAGGATTTACACCTACTAAAGACATAGATGTCAATACTGACTTAGGTAAGTTAGGATATTTTTTACTTAAATTAATTAATGTTTGTATAACATTTTTATTTAAATTTTGTTTTAAATTATTAAATTTATTTTGTCTAGCTTCGTTCTGTTTTAATAAATCTTCTTCAAATACTGGGTCAGGGAAATACATTAATTACTTCCTTGATTTATCAACTCCGATATTATAGAACTTGGATAAACTTGATACATAGCAGCTAAAAGCATGTTTGCATCTTCGTCAATAGCTTGTGCAGGTGGAGAACCTGGACCTAACATAGCACCTTCAGTAATTGGTTCTGCAGGTCTTTCAGTTGGAGCAAATATATTTAATTTTGTAGGTTGTTGTGTTCTACGTGCAACAGGTAAAGGAGCAGCTTGTTGTTGTTCAACTAATGCTTGTCCTTCTCCATATGCTTGACCAGGAATACGTCTTATAGGTTGTGTCTTACTACCTGCTCCTCCATCTGTACGTGCAGATAATGCACCTGGTCCACTTACTGCTGCAGGTTTACTTGGTTCTCTATAACCACCCCTAGAACGTTTCTTCGCCATTACCCTCCATTATTACTATATATATTCCTGGATATGGATTAATAATTTCGTATGCTTGGTCAAAATTAATAATTTGTGTATCTCCATATTCCTCATTAATTAAACTCCAAAACTCTGCTTCAACAAATTCTTCGTTCATTATACAAGTCCAAATGCTTCCTGAATACTTGGTGCTTGTTGTGGTAATGCTTGAGCCATTTGTTGTTGTTGTATCATAGCTATTTGTTCAGGTGATAACTGTGGTTCTTCAGGAGTATAAAATTGTTTTAATACTTCTGTCATAGCATTAGGGTTTTCATAAATTGCTATTACTGCCATAGTTGCAGCAGCATCACCTTGTGCTGACCTAGAAAGTACGCTATCAAATAAAACAGTTTCTGCTTTATTCTTACGTATACGTTCTTGTACTTTTGCAATATTTTCTAAACCATCAATGTTATCTTGTAAAGTTTCTACATCTATAACACCTGCTTGTAATAATTGTAATCCAGTTACAATCTTTTGTGGCTCATCAAATCCTGCCATGACACCATAAATACGTCTTGTTTTATGGTCACCACCAATATCACTCATTGGTTTATAGTTTTCAGAAAATGATGTTCCATTAAAGTAACCTGCCATAGGTTTACTTTCTGCACCAGTTTCTAGTGTAATTATTTCATCTAACTCAAGTCGTTTACTATCCATTTCAGATATACCAACTTTTATTATTTCTCTATATTCATTAATCATTAATGACATAGATGAGTTAAGTTCTGCTAGTCCTGCACCAGTAGCAACACTTGAAGGAGATTGAGCATCATCAGTAACTGGATAACCACCTACTAATCTAAGTTGACGTTCTAATCTATCTACTTGTTGAAATAACTGATACGGAATATTGTTTGCAGGTTTTGAAACTTGTGTACCTGGTGCTAAATAGTTAACAGCAAATCTACCTTTACGGTATTGTCCACTTTCTAATTCACCTGAAATATTTGTTTCTGTGAAAACAGCATCTTCCATAGCTATTGCTGACATAATATTTATTTTTGCCATCATAGCCATAAGACCTATAGTGTGGTCATACTGACCTTTAAGTTCATCAAAACTAAATCTTTTCATAAACACAAATGGAACTGTGCTTAATGGATTAGGTATATAATCAAATAATTGTTTTGTTTCAGGATAAACAATATAAGTACCTGTTATATCGTAGTACTCAATAATGTCTACACCTTGACCAGTATTATCTTCCCAATCTGCTTTTTGAACATTTCCTCTGTCATAACCAATAAGAGAAGTACTTGCATTTCCAACTGCACCTGTCTTTTTCTTTTCATTTGGTTTTAAAATTACATTTTTATATTCAGGATATATTTGTGCTAGTTTCCATCTAGGTACACTTCTAAGTATTGCTAACTCTTGTGGTTTTTGGTCAGGACCAAAGTTACCAGGAAATGTATCATATGGGTCACGTAATTCTGCTGTAGGATAAATAAATCCATTCTTATCCATTTTGCTTGTTAATATCCAAGCACAATAACCATAACCAGGTAACCACCTAGCAGCTTGTGCTAATTGTAAATTTAATCTTTGTTTCTCATCATAAGATGCAACAATACGTTCTAGTTTTTCTGCTCTAAGTCTTGCACGTTCACTATCGTTATTATTCATAACGTCTACTCGTACTTGTGGTACACCTGATATTTTTTGTGCAAGTCTATCAATACCTGATTGTAAAAGGTTTGGTGCAGGTAATAAATCAGCATCTGCTGAGTCCATTTGATTACCTAGTAATGCACGAATACCATCTGCTCCTCCATTAAGGATTGCACGTATTCTATATTTGTTTAATTGTCTTGTATCACTAGGAGTACCTGCAACTAATTCTTGAGCTGCGTCAATAACTTCCTGTGCAGATTTTCTATTTAAATCTATTGCCATGGTGCATCATTCATCTCTGTTATATTATAACCACTAAAACTTGGATTGTAGTCCATTCCTACCTCTGCTAAATGTTCTTTCTGAACACGTCTAAATACTTTCATTGGAAACCATGCTGCCATAACAATGTCAGTTTTATGCTTGTTTCTTGTGGAAACAGGTTTACCATCAAAATACACTAATTGTCTTTTATAACTATCTATTTTAGCTTGACTTTCGGAATTGCCATAAGGTAAATGAATTTTATTTGCTTCAAACAATTCAGACATTGCACCTACACCATATAGTGGGTCGTGCTTGTTTTTGCCTGTTAAGTGTCCTTGTAACAATATTCCTGTTCTTAATACAAACTCTTTTATGTTATCGTCTTGTCTAATTGCAGTTTGAAATCCGTTTTCTTCAATAATCCAATGTGATAAGTCATACTTGTGCCACCAGTCACTAATTATTTGTGCAGCAGCTCTAACACCACCACCTTGTTGATTATCTATATCTATACAATAAAGTTCTGAGTTCCAAGTATCTATACCCCATAATACAGCAGCTTGATAACCACTAGCTGACGGGTCAAGTCCTGCAACAAGTTGTAATTGTTTTGGAATATTTCCTACAACTAAATCTGTTCGTTTACAACTATCTATTGCATCAGGATTAAATATTTGTGTTCCTTGTACATATGCTTGATTAAAATAAACCATTTCAAATATCTGTCTACCACCTGTAGTTTCAGCAGCTTTCATTCTTGATAGTAACCATTTATAAGTTCTCTTACCTGCCCACAACATACAGTCTTGATGTTCTGCATCTGCAGTTTCAGGTAAATCACATTCTAAATCATGTGCTGTTTCTACAATACTTTCAAAGCTATCGTTGTTTAATAAATGATGATATAAGTCATCAGGGTGCTGTCTTGAACCAATTACTACTACAGCAGTATGTTCCTCTTTTCTTGATGACAAAGTAGTAGTCCACCATTGTCTAGTATTTTCTCTAGCACCAGGTTGCATAGTAGTTTGATGGTCCTCAATGTCGTCTGCAATAATTATGTCACAGTCACGTGATAATATCTTTCCACCTTTACCTACAGCAACCATTGTTGGCGATTTAATACCAGGAACTGTTCTAGTA